GTCGATTCCTCTTGGTCCAAATCTCCTCGGATCCAATTCATCATTTCCAAAACTGTAGACAAATCCAAAGGTGCCAAGTACTCCATTTCCTCTGCATCCCACTTGAACATCCGTTTCAAGTAATTGACTTCGCTCAAGTGGCGATAAGGAATCATTTCAGAACTCTTGTTTTCATCCGTGTACGTCATTCCCAAACTCTTGTACCCTTCGGCAATCGTGTTCTGATTAAACAAATCGATCACTTCGTCCGAAATGTTAACAACGTTGTCATCTCCATAAGAAACCATCGAAACATGCTTTTCAAAGTAATACATTGATGCATATTCCTCAGGCATGACAACCTGCCAAACATAACGCATTGAAATCGAATTGTACATTGAGTTCAAGCTCGCTGTTATAGGACACCCACTGGGTTGCGAATGAGTCCAGAGATAAATCAGGTCCTGTTTCAAATGAACCGAGTTAACAATTTCTCGCCACAAAATACGCCTGACGTCATCCATTCCATCATCATAGAATTCCTGGATGATTGGCAAAATTTCGTGGAGAATGTCAACCACCAAAGTGCCATCATAGTTCGAGAAATCACCTGCAATAACCTTGTCTCCTTTTTCTCTCAGTTTGAAGGCGGTTTTTGTCCAATCAAATGAATAAGGATTTGTTCCAACAGAAATCTCATTGTCAATTCTATTTTCGGACAGATGAGCAAAGAATCCAGCAAAGAAAACTTTGAAGGTCAACAGATATTCAAAATTTCCCGCAGCAAAGACACGCGTTTTCCCAGCATCAACTTTCTGAATGGGTCTCCGTTCATCTTTCAATGTGTCAATCCAAACGGTAGGCTTCCTGATGTTATTAAACGCAGCCAAAATTCTTTCATCCATCTTTTCAGCAACAGCAGGGTCCAGTTTGTAATTTTCGTCAGTCCCAAGCCAATGGTGTTTTCCAACGCCAGGATTATTTTGGACCCAAGGAAAGCCTGGTGATGTCATGCGCCGAACTGGTCGTAAGAATTCTTCCCCTTCAACTCCAGCCACAGCTTCTTCATACGTTAACAGACGCCGGTGTTGAGGCTTCACCTTGCAGAGTACCAAATTCTTGTATGAGTTGATTGCTCGTTCCAATTTTATCTTGTCGGGAACTGGTGGAATACTTCCGGCCTTCTTCAATCCTTCCATCATTGGATCAACCAACTTTCCGTCAACCTTCACAGGTTTCAAGGCAGAGGGTTTGGTTATGGGTTCCGTAACTTGTCCAAAAATCTTGCTCTTTCTCAGTTTCGTTTTCGATGGACCCATCACAGGTTTCGCAATCGTGCCGACCGGAACAAAATTTCCCTCAGGCATATTCACATCATGACGGTCCACTTCCTTCACAACAATCTCATCCAAGTTGAAATCAACATGCGCATCCAGTGACACTTTCGAAAGAGCTTTAAGAATATCGATCTTGTTCAACGGAGAAGAGACACCAATGCCAACGCCACCCGCCACATGTATTCCAAGAATCTTCTCAGAAAGATTGGGCGAAATTCCAATCAACACGGAACCACAGTCTCCTTTGGTTGTCTCAAGGGTTTTGTACTCATATCGTTGACGAATCGCATATGCATTTCCCAACGAATCATCATACTCCCTTGAAGAATAAGTCGTATCAAAAGCTTCAACTTCTCCAAAACGCATCACTGGACAAACATCATTGATAGTAATCAGGCAACCTCGTATGGTCCTAAATTGAGACATCGTCAATCCAGAAGCCACAGAGGCCAAAACGTTCGGATGATCATGCAGTGTTTTTGGGAATACCAACAACAACTGATCCTTCTTCTCATTCTTCACGTTTTCAACCTGAACCATTTCAATGTCCTCCGTGTTAAAGACATGACCATCTTTCTTATTATGGTTATATATTTTCACGCGGGTTGACTTATCCAAATAGGGTTTCAAGTGAGCTGCAGTAATTCCAACACGACCCTTCAACATCAAACAATTCATGCGTATGGAAAAATTTCCATCAATTTCCA